CTTCTGGAGTAGGAGTTTGTAACATCAAAAGTTCAGCAAATCTTGTAACGCCTTCTTTTGTAATTTCATTTTCTTCAACAGCTACTGATAATGCATCTGAGAGATCTTGGGCAGTAACATCTGAAGAAACTGCAGCTCCCAACTGCTTTAAAATAGCAGTTATAGGATTATCTGTTGCTGATTTACCGAAGAAATCATCTTTCTCTGATTGATCTGTGGCTAAATCTGCACCAGCAGCTGCAGTGCCAATCATTTCTGGCAACATTGGTTCATCAGCTAAAACTTGAGCTACACGTAAAATAGTTTTTGGTGTTTCGTACGATGCAACAACTGCCTTTCCTAAAGCTTGGATAGTTTTCGCCATAACATCATGTGCGCTTGCATTTCCCTCTGCTCTATGGGAAGAAAGTCTATCTTCAAGAACTTCAGTAGGAACACCCTTAGTAACTTCATCAACAAGTTCAGTCAATGACTTTCTTACTTCATCATCTATGACTCTTCTGCCATAAAGACCAGCATCTCCGAGTAAAATTTCTTTTACAGCTTCAGCACCTACACCACTTCTTTTTGAGCCAAGTTCTTGCTCTTTAACAACTGTAGGAGCACCAGTATTTTTACTCTTCACTCCATCTTGTAAATTGTGATAAGATTCACCAGATCTGACTTCTTCTAAAAGATTTTCTCTGCTACCATCTCTCATTTTTACATCAAGCAATGCGGTCTTGGCAAATGATGAGTAGTCTTTGAGTAAATCAGCAGCAACTCTTGTGCCTTGCCCAGATTCCATCATTGAAATTTGATGCTCATTGAGAATAGGTTCCCAAGGAGTTCTCTTGCCATTTGTGTATCCGGTTATAGATCCATCAGTTGAAAGAACAACTCGATTACCTGCACTGTCTTCAACCTTAAAATCGATTGTGACTGCAGCAGCTAATTTTTTTCTTTGCTCTGATGCAATCTTAGCAAAATGATCCATTTGATTTCTGCTCCCCGCCTCTAAAGGCTTGTTTGTTTTTATGTTTTTATTTCTCTCATTAGCAACTCTAATGACACTTTGAATACTTTGATTAACTTGTTCAGTGTTATTCAAATTATTTTTCAAATCTAGAATACTTTGTGCAAAGTTTCCAAATTTATCAGTAGGTTTATGATTAGTACTAGCATATACTTCTCTTCTACCGTCTTTAGATGCCCAGACAAAATTATAGTTTGCTGAAGCTAAAGCTACACCACTTCCAACAGCTGGACTTGAGTTAGAAAAATTGGTCATATCCATTACTTTTCCAACTGAATCTGTAGGCGAATAGTTCGCAAATCCAATCTGAGGACTAGCCATTTGTTGTGCCGGGTTAGGCTGTGCAGTTTGTGGCATATTCTGCGGTTGATTTATTGGCTGAGGTCTTTGACCACTCCCAACATCAACTCCATCATCAATCATGTCTTGCATAGTTGATTGTAGTTCAGCCATTGATTTAGTAATTTTACCAACGTGCCCGAGATCCACATTATCTTTTCTTGCAAACATATTCATCACTGCAACTTCTAAAAAATTCAGTGACAAATTAATCAAATCTAATATATTTAAACCAGAACGTGGGTCGATACCCAAAGCTCCTAAAACAGCTGCAACAGTAGAGTTTTGATTAGCGCCTTGTCCAGCTAAAAGTTGTCCACCAACTAATGTGCCAGCTTGTTGAGCTAATCTAATCGCAACATTAGTAGTTTTGTTCGCTTGTCTTAAACAGCTTTCATATGCAGTTCTTTCTACATTACTGGATGGGATTTCTTGCAGAGCTAAAACAATGTTAGAATTTATTTCATTTGCTTTCTTTTCTAAATTTGTTGCTTCACTTATGACATCATCTACGTCGTATATTTCTTGAATTTCGCAAGATTCGAAAGCGCCATCACCAACACAGCTAAGTTCTATAAACTTCACACCATAGTTTTTTTCGTAAGCTCTTTTTCCTGTTTCAGGATAAATCTTGCCTTTATATTTCTTTAAGTGCTCGCAATAATCTCTTTCAGTGTATGCTTTATTACCGCAGATAGAACAAACACCCCATTCAACACTTGCTCCCATACTAACATCGTGAATAACGCCTGTTCTTATGTTTCTGGCAATATCTGGATATGCTTCTTCATCTACAAAAAAAGTACAGTAAACGCAATCTTCTTTTTCATTCCATTCAGCGTATACCACCATACCTTTCGCTTGTTCAATATCGTCGTTCTTATGGTTTGTGTAGATTGGAACACCTTCAAAAGATTTGTAGGCTGGGATTTTTTGACCTTTTATCTCAACTTCTTTTAGTAATTCTTCTTTTGAAAACAAGTCTCCATTTGCATTGACAACATCTGCATCGATTGCTCTGGCTCTAACCCAAAGCAATTTAGCACCTTGTCGAGCTTGCATTTCTTTAACAATATCAAAATCTTTGTATTTTTCTAATACTTCTTTTGGATCAGCATAGAGTGATTGTAAACCAATTTTAGCCGCTTCTCTCATATTGAAAGAAGCAGTCTTAATTAAGTGCTCTCTAGCTGTAACTCTATCGTTTTCATTAAGAAAACTTTGCACAGTTATAGCACCACCTTTTGCAGCTCTATACATATAAACATTCCTTTAAAATAAAGTTTCTGATACCTGTATTCTAAAAATCAACTCTTTAAACCTGCGTCATAGTAAAAACTAAACCCGTCGATTTCGACGGGTTTATTGTACAGTTTGTGAAATTATAAATATTTTTCACCATTACTGTCCGAACTTTGTCCTGTCCGTTTTTTTATTGCATTGATTAAAACATTCAAACAGTCTTGAGGATGGTCTTGAAGTTCTTTGTCAGTAAATCTAACAATAACCCACCCATTGACAGCTAGTTCAGAATCTCTTCTTTTGTCTTTGGCAATTTTGTCAGGATTGTTATGCCAAATTTCACCATCTGCTTCAAGGCCTATTTTCAAGTTTGGTATTGCAGCATCTAATTGATAATCAAATGTTGGTCCGGCAGAATATTGTGCATAAAGTGGAAATGGCATATTTAGAGACATTAAAAGTCCATAAAGTTTTTTCTCAAGAGAAGTAAACATTTTGGGCTGATTAATATTTTCTAGTTTTTTTGCAACAACTTTTTTAACAGAATCATTTTGACTAGATGAATATGATTGGAGTTCATTTATCGCATAGTTGTTAAGAGGATACGATAATGAACCGCCAACAAAAGGAGTATCTATTACACCAAATAATCCATCATACTCGTCGGCTAAAGGTCCTAAACTTGCCCTACCTGTGACTGGTCTGAGACTCATAAGAAAACCTTCGTGTGCAGAAGATTTAATTTTCTTACTTGCTGTTCTGACTTTGTCAGACTTATTTAGTAAGTCCAGTCTGTCTTGATAAATACTATTTACAATTTCTGAAGCCAGTCTATAACTTGTTAACATTGAACTTGCAGTTGGAGCAGGAGCTGCAGCAGGGGGTGCCCCAGCTGGAGGAGCGGCTGCATCAGTAGGAGCAGCACCTGGAGCACCTCCGACACCTAAATCAGGAGCTGGGGGAGCTCCACCCATATCGCCAGCACCAAAACCTTGCCCAGTGACTCCGCCACTTTGAAAGCTCAATGAAATATTAGGTGTACCAAAACTTTGATCACTCATAAAGTTTGCACCTTGTTCGTATCTCAATCTTTCAATTTCTTGGTCTGAGTCTAAGCCAAATGCTTCAATAAGAGACACGTTTGAAATGACACCATTTTGGTTAGCTGTTACAAGCATTTGTAACTTACCAGTATCATCTCTTAATTGAAGATCATCAAATTTAATACGTGGATAAATAATTTCTTCTTGTCCACGCTCACCTTCGATAACAAACCCATTCCATTTTGCGACTGGTAAGAAAATATTCATTTCAATCCAGTGAGCAACTTCTCTACGGAATGTTTCTAATCTTTGAGCCATTGCAAGAAGACCAACTTGGGCGTTTCCGTAAGTTGGACCCTCACCATTGAGAAGAGCTTTATTAAGCATAACGCCATCTAAGATTTCTT